CGCGACCAAGTTTACGAAGGTCGATTTGGTGCTGGTGGATGAGGCGCACCTGATTCCGCGTAAGACCAATACGATGTACCAAAAGTTCCTTAAGACCCTGAAGGTGATGAACCCTCACATGCGAGTGATTGGGTTAACTGCTACACCATATCGCTTGGACAGCGGGCTGCTTTGCTCCGGTAAGGATGCCCTCTTTACGGACATCTCCTACGAGGCTTCTTTGGCCGATATGGTCAAGCAGGGCTACCTAACCAAGCTCGTTTCCAAGGAACCCAAGACCCGGCTGGATGTCACCGGGGTCAGCACCCGAGGCGGCGAGTTTGTGGCCGGAGAACTGGAGCGGGCGGTAGACAAGGACGATGTGAACCGCGCTGCCGTTAAAGAGATTGTGGCGTTTGGGCAACAGCGTAAGTCATGGCTGCTCTTCTGTGCGGGCGTATCCCACGCGACCCACATTGCCGATCTCGTCCGTAGTCATGGGATAACCTGCGAGACGATCTTTGGGGATACTCCTAAAGCCGAGCGTGATCGCATTGTGGCGGACTTCAAGGCGGGGCGCATTCAGGCGCTGGCCTCTATGGGCGTACTCACCACGGGCTTTAACGCGCCGTCTGTGGACCTGATTGCGCTGCTCCGGCCTACTCAGTCCGTTGGACTCTACGTACAGATCATGGGCCGTGGCATGCGTAACCACGATGGGAAGCAGGACTGTTTGGTGCTGGACTTCGCAGGCAACGTCGCCCGACATGGGCCAGTGGACCGCATCAATCCCAAGAAGCCGCGACGTAGCGATGAGGCAGGAGAAGCCCCCACCAAGACCTGCCCCGAGTGCAAGAGCATCGTTCATGCGGCAGCGATGGAGTGCATGGACTGCGGGTACATCTGGCCTCCTCGTGAAATCAAGATCGACCGCACGGCTTCGACGCTACCTGTGATGGCGGCTGCGATTCCAGAGGAGTGGGTCAAGGTCAACGCGGTGTACTACCGCCGCCATCAAAAGCCCGGTAGTCCCGACAGCATGCGGGTCGAATACCGCTCTGGGCTGATTACCTACCGCGAGTGGATCTGCTTTGACCATCGGGGGTACGCGCAGGAGAAGGCTCGCAAGTGGTGGCAGCACCGAATGGCGGGCCCCGGGGTGCTACCTAAGAACACAACCGAAGCCATCGCTCATTCTGACTCGCTGCTGAAGCCTGCTGAAATCAAGGTCCGAAAGAATGGAAAGTACACCGAAGTCACGGAGTTTAGGTTTGTGTCCGATCTGCCATCGGGAAGAGCGGGGATGGATATACGACCCTCGCTCTCGCGTGCCAGTTGATTACCAACGGACCAAAGCACGTTTCTGTTCAATCAAATGTATGGATGCCTACATGATCGACAAGTCACCGAGAGAAGTTGTTGCCATCAATGATGCGGTCGCTGCCGCTGGGCACTTCATTGAGGCCACGGGCGTCTATGACTTTATGAAGTTCACGCCGGATCAGTTTGACGAGTTCATCGAAGCCATCATTACGGCTTACGTGGAGTCTCTCCAGAAGCAGACGGAGGAATCCGAACTGGTTCGCTTCCCTTGACGTAGCCGTTACCCCGGCACGGTTCTTCTTTAATCGTAAAGATCAAGATGCCAGAGTATTTGGGGTGAGAGCACCACCCCTCGCCTTCATACGTCTTGATGAAGTGCTTACACGACTCGCAGCGCATTACAACTTGACCCCTCTAAACCACGCATCACCGTGCTCAACCACACAGAGTTCCGGCTGCAAGAGCTTGCCCTTGTGGAATGTCAGCACCGCAAACCCCGATGCCCAGTTAACAGGTCCGGCCTCGCAGTAGTTGAACTGCGGACCATACGGCTCAGCCATGGTGCCTGTATCTACACCGTATCTACGTCCTCGATAGTCCGCCCAAGGCGTAACCTGAAGCTTATGCAGGTGCCCGTGCACGTAGGACACGCCCGCCTTGAGCGTGCTGTTATAGGCCGAGTGAACGCCGCCCGAAACAGGTCGATGCCGGATCGTGGTCCAGCCGTCTGTCTGGTTGTTTAAATGAATGCACCAGCCCGCACGCCAGCGCGGTAGATAGTCGAGCAGGGTCATGCCGGTCATCTCTTCCAGTTCGCCTACGCGGCTCGACAGGTAGTTCTCAAACCGGGCGTCGTGGTTACCGATAGTGCGGATCAACTTGGCTTTACCCGCAGCCCGCTCAATCTCTGCGCAGCGATCTTGGACCGCAGCAATCTCGTCTTTCATCTGGGGCTGCTTTTCCCACATGATCCGCGCATGGCGACTGATTCGAGCGCCGTCCAAGATGTCCCCGTTCAGGATCACCATTTTCGGACTAAGCTGCTTAGCTAACTTACAAAAGGCTTGGTGCGCCTTGGTCACGAGGCCCGGCCAGTAGTGGCAGTCCGAGGCAATCAATACGACGCCATCGGTGACAGTATCGGACATCTCCGATTCGTACTTCTCTTGCCGAACCTTGGCCAGTTCGTTGAGCTTATTCCCAATCTGAGTCTTAATGCTGTTAGGGGATTTATTTAATTGGTCGCTTGTAAGAGCAATACCGTATTTTTGCTCTAGCCTTCGTCGCCTGTCATAGACGGATCTAACGTCCATGTTGAAATGTTTAGCGACTAAGTTTGCTTTTTTAAAGCGTTTCCAAGCCTCTATAAACTCGGAATCATCTGTATATCTTGGCATGATTACTTCTTGCTAATTTTGATGCCGAGTTCCTTCCGGCGTTTTTCCGTGGCCTTGTCGTCTCTGACAGCCTTCCATTCAATGTGGCCGTCTACCACGCGGAACTCTTCCTTGTGTACGAGCGCACAGTCACAGCACTCCGTGTGCGTGTAACCCTTCATGCGGTACCACTTCCCGTCCTCTATTTGGACGGGGATGTACTTCTCCCGCTTTTTCATAGTTCCCGACTTTAGCGGCTTGCGTACCGATTTAGCAAGCGTTCTTCATCCATTGTGTAGGCGGGACCGCCTTTGGCCTTTCCAATTCTTTTGGCTTCGGATTGATGAAGACGTTCGGCATAGGCATCGGACTCAGCCTGACTGCCAAAGATACCAAGGTGCTTTCCGGTCTTTTCAAAAGACTTGATAGCCTCTTCATCTGATATTACGCGGCCATTGATGACGGTCGGGATTAGATAGAACTTGCCGTCCATCTCAATACCCATAGACCGCACGGTGCTGTAAGAGCCATCCGGATTGCGCACAGCAGGGAGCTTGGATACATCAATGTTGCCGGGGGTGACTAGACCGCCTTGTTGCATTCCTCTCGCTTCAGCAGTCGGAATCATTCGGTCAATGATTCGATCAACGTACTGACCAACCGTTGGCGCTTTAGGGTTATTAGGATCGCGACGTTCACGGCGTATGCCCTGTTCGGTTACCGCACTAGGACCACCGTAATAGGCAGCGGCAATTTTTTCAGGATCGTTGTCATACATTGAGGCAAGATGTTTGATGTAAGCAACACCTGCTTCTGCCAAATGCTGCTGATTGTCAAAACTGTAATCTTCTGGAATTAGCCCAAGTCTTTTTACTTCTTTAAAGGTCTGCGGAATAACCTGCATAACGCCTTTTGCGCCAGCGTAGTTTTCCTCTAAAGCACTAACATCTTGCCCAGAACTAGACTCTTGAGCATAAATGGCTTCAACGACAGGGCGAAGATCTTCAGCATCTTGAGACGCTATTGCGTCATCAAGGCTAGGACCTTCCTCAACATATTCTTCCGGAGCCTCCTCTTCAGGTATTGGCTCTTGTCCGGTGTCTCCGTAACCTTCGTAAATAATTCTTGCGGAAGCCGCTCCCGCTGCCGGGGTTATACCAAGCGTCTTTAAAACCTCGTTGGCTTTACGCTGAGCATTCATTACGTCTTCATAGCTTTCTATTACCTGACGAGTTTCTTCACGCTTTAGCTTGCTTCGGATCATTTGCTGAAGTTCAGATTTGATTCTGTTACGAATCTCTTCCTTGCTTCTGCCAAGCATTGCAGCTTTAGCGGCACGCTGAGTAAGCGCCTGTCTTACGCCAACTGCGCCAGCAATGGCTGAAAGAATTGGCGTGCCAAGAGTTACTTGAGCAAGGCTAGTATAGATTGCACCAAGAGTAGTGGCGTTAATTAGTCCTTCCGTAGTGTTGATCGGAATGTCTTTAGCGGCACTAATTATAGCTTCAGCCAACTCTGGACGTTCATTGATGTCCGTAAGAGCCTTTCTCTTTTGTTC